TTTTAATTTATTTTTGAGTATCTCAAAAAAAAATTCAAATAAAACTTGACTAGTGGGCTGAGCCCCCCACCCGGTCAACGCTCTCACAAACTACCGTCTACCTGGCGCGCTTGTCAAGGGGTTTCGCTCAGTTCCGTGAGGTTTCGCACACATTTGGATTTTTTCGAGGGATGGCGAAAAATTTATAAATTTCTCGATTTGAAATTTCTCAGAGATTTCTCGTTTTTTCGAAAATCGAGATTTTCTCGAAATATTTTTGGTGAGCAACTTGCTCATAACAAAGGGCCGTACACAAACAAAGGGAGCGTGTCAACAGTGGGCATATCATTAGATGATCTACCTCCGAAGCATCGAGCAGCTGCAGCTCAGAAGCTGGGGCTAGTAACAAAGCAACCAACCATGACCAGGGCGACACGTTCACCAGGTGAGCTGATGTTCGAGTTGCAATGTGAGGCAGCACTGCCTGACTGCGACCAGCCTGTTACTGAGTACCGATTCCATGAGTCCAGAAAGTGGCGATTCGATTTCGCCTGGCCCGATCAGATGCTGGCTGTTGAGATTGAGGGGCTAACTCATGACGGTGGCAGGCACCAACGGATCGCCGGGTTCATTGCAGACCTGGAGAAGTATGAGCAAGCCATGATCGACGGCTGGACTGTGTACCGAGTATCAGCATCAATGGTCAAATCTGGCAGAGCGTTGGAAGTGTGCGAGCGTATGTTAACTGTGTTGAGGGGCTAGTTATATCAACAAAAACACTGGGTTTTTGTCACGCTTCCGGGTTGCCCACTTGGCATGATGCACCACCGCATCTGACGATCCTGGCAGTTGCCCCGATCTCAGTGGGTGGGTTCGGCACGTTCACCGGGTTGGCGTCGATCTCAAAATAGGGGCCGAAAAATATCTCATTGCTGAACTGTGATTCATTGCCGTCCAGGTCGAACGCAGTCAGCACGATCCAGATTGTTGAACCGCTCGGCACACCAACCGGAGTTATCGTTGCTGATGTGGCGGTGTGGTCATCAATGGTGATGCTCGCCTCATAGTCTCCGGAGCTATAGCCCCAGTACGCTCGGAAGCCAGCCAGGTCTGTGAGTGGTGTGCCGTCTACGTTCTCAGATGGAGGCAGCCAGTTGAGTGCAATGCGAATATCCATATCAGCAGCAGCTGGCAGAGAGCAGAGCAGCAGAGCGGCGGTGAGTAGTCGTTTCATGATCATCCTTGAGTTGCCCTAGCAGCTGCCGGCCCATTCAGCTGCGTCGGGCCCTCTATCAAACTCAGCGCTCCTGGGCCGGGCGTTGAGTTGGACTATGAGATTAAGCTGGCTGGCCCACAACTGCAAACCCGCACGGCACCGAGTTGCCAACATTCGCCTGGAAGTAAACCACGATAGCGGGGTCTGTCACCTGATAAGCGCCTTCAACGTCCTCATAGTTGAGCGTCTGAATGATCGCCGCATCTGGCAAGATCATGCGAATCGCTGGCACCGGGTTGGATCTGGCCGTCACTTCAACGCCGCCAGTCTGCAGCGCGTTTATGCTTTTGATTGATCCCCTCGGCTGGTAATCGCCATACCCGCCAGCATCTGAGAAACCCCACCGGCTTGTGCCGTCAGGGGTTCCGATTGTCAGAGTCCCGATTGAAGGGAAGTCTCCGGTCAGCCGCTTCGGGATCAGGAACCGGCTGTTCGCCTGGTGCGGACTGATCGCCGTCAGTGCTCGCTGTCTGTGTCTGAGTAATGTCACTCGGGCCCTCCGCACATTGACAGTGCAAAACATCCATTTCGAAAAGCGGCGGGCTCATAGTGCAGCCGCTCAATGCTAACGCGCATCCTACTGCGGCACTCCACCAGCGCCCCGCCCTATTGCGTTGATCCAATCTAATAAGCCTCCCTCGCCTGGTGTAAACCCACCATTCGATTGCGGTGATGTATTTACTCCCAGGTTATCCAGGATCTCAGTCGTTTGATCAGAATCTGCACCAACTGTCTGCAGCCCCAAGCGCAGCAGATCCCCGAGCGCTCCCGATTCAACCGCCGATTGGTAAACCGTCTGGCCTCGCTCCGGTAGGCCCTGCTGGCGCAGCTGCTGGAATCCCTGCAGCGCACCTTGCGCCGTGTTCAGCAGCTCGGGGTTAACTCCCTGATAAAAGCGCGTGTCATAGAGCGCGTTCTGAGTGCGATCTGCGAGACTGGTGGCCAGCTCCTGGAGCCTCGCACGTTGCGCAGCTGGATCGGCCTGGAGCAAGCTCACGAAGTCGCCCACGTTCTCCAAATTGGTCCGCCCCAGGTTCAAACCCATCGAAGCGAACAATCGCTCTGTGCCTTCATCTAGCTGGCCGGTTTTGAATGCGTCACGCAGCTGCAGGATCAGCCCGGCCGCCTGGCTCTCAATCTGAGCAATGCGCGGATCGCCCGAGTCGATAAATTGCAGAGTGCCCAGGCCCTCCTCATCAAGCGCAGCCAGTCTCTGCTCCATCTGCAGGACGTTGGCCAGGCCACCGGCCGAGCCATCCAGCACTGACACGTTATCAACCCATTGATCAGAGCCAGTGGTGTCCACTGGCACAACAACCCCACTAGCCTCATCAAGCGTGAGAAATGCGCTATCCCCACGCTGCAGCGCCTCTCCCTGGGCCTGAATTCGATTCTCTGGCGCGAGCATTGCGTTTTGCCTGGCCAGGGCTCGCTGACCGGATCGAAACTGCCGGTTCTCCTCAATGCGTGGCGCAGCAGATTGAATCAGAAACTGTGAGCGCAGTTGCGGGTCAACAATCGACTCGGCAATGTTCACCTGCTCATCAGTCAGCAGCGCCTCATTGCGCGCTTCCTGCATTGCGAGCGGCAAAGGTGGGCCCTCCAGATTCTGATTAGCCTCACCCGATCCGCGAATCAATGACTCCAGGATCTGATTAGCGCCCTGCTCCTGCTCCTCTCGCTGCTGACGTGCCTGGCCCATCCGGAGAAAGCTCCAGATACCGCCCAGGCCACCACCAACTGCAAGCGCTCCTACTGGTAAAACCATGCTACCCCCTAGCCAAAGCCGAAGTTGACTGATGCTGATTGAGAGCGGCCCTCACTCTCCTGGCGCAGTCGCTCCAGGATGATCGGGCTACCGATAATTGACGATGCAGCCTGCAGTGGAGCAAAGCCGCCAGTGAAGCCGCCCAGGCCGAGCCCAAACAGCGAGCTAAGGGCGTCCAGCCCACTGACTCCCGCCTGTCTCTGCTCACCAACTGCGCCCAGGCCGAGCTGGCCAGCCTGGCTCAATGCCTGAGTGCCGAGCCCGGTGAACGCATCCAGGAGGCCAGCCTGCTGCAGCTGCTGCCCACGCTGCGCGAGATCGCCCTGCTGTAACTGTCCGGCTGCGGCGAGCTGGCCCCGCTGATCTGCCTGGAGCAGTGCCGGGGCGAGCTGCTGACGTGCTGCAAAGTCCTGGCCGATCAGCTGGCTCGCGCCTGTCTGAAATGCCCTGGAAGCATCACCAGCTGCTTGACCAGATGCCAGCGCCTGGCGAGCGCCGCCGCGAGCGCCTGCCAGACTTGCCTGGCCTGAGATCTGGCCCAGGCTGGCGCGCAGATTCTCCTGGATGTTTTGATTCAGCACGTCCAGCGATCCCTGCAGCCCTGGGTTGGGTTGCAGCAATGACTGGCTCAGAGCGTCTGACGTTGAGAGCCCCTGCAGCGCCTGAGTGCCTGCCAGCTGGCCGCCCGTGTTCACGCCACCAGCTGCACTGCCGCCCTGGCCGAGCTGCTGCAGGTTGCCTATGGTTTGCGCCAGGCCCTGGCCGAAGCGGCCTTGAGCGAGATTCTGCAAGCCACCAGCGAGCTGATTACCCTGGGTGAGCAATCCACCAGGACCGAATACCGAGCCCTGCGCAAAGTTCAACGCGCCAGGAGTGAGCCCCTGCTGCAGCTGCGTGGCCCCGCCAAACAAACTCTGCAGCGCGCCCAGCTGCTCTGGCGCAATGAATGAGTCGCGGTTAGTGAAGCTAGATTGTCGAGACTCGCTACCCGAGCCACCAAAGCCGAAAAGCGCCATGTTTATACCCTCAGTAATTCACCCTGGATGTTACTCGGCCGCCAGCTGACGCGCATAAATTCATCCTGAGTGTTGTTTGTCCGGTTCCCATCTACGGCCGCCACCGGCAGCCTAAAAAATGTTGATTCCTCAATCGGATCAGCGGTGACGGCATAGACATAAGCGCCCCCCAGATCGGAAGCGGCCAACGTGATCAGATCACCGATGTTCAGCAGGTTGGCGTTGGGAATTCTCACGTCGCGGCCATAGCCATCTGTGTATGAAATCGCAAGCTCGGTGATGCTCTGCAGCTGCGCTGAGTTGCCTTTAAGATAACCCGTAGGCGGGGCCGTTGTTGTGTCGATTGTGTCCTCCCACTGATACAACAGCACCAGGCCATTCAGCTCCACAATATCAAACAGCACCTGAAACGCAGTTTCATAGCGCGCTATGATGCCCTCCAGGCCCTCAAAATCCCTTTCGAGGTGAGCTTTAAGCCCCTGCAGATTTGAGCCTGGGCCGATTGTTTGTCTGAGCCATGCCATCAGTAACGCCCCATTTCCTCCACTTCTAGCTCCATGTTAGTGACGCGCCAGGGGAGCTGCGCAGTAGCGTTGACGCGATACGCCAGGTAATAGCCCTGCGCGCTCACGTTGACAAACTTATCAACGCCCACCGTGAACGGTTGCGGTGGGCCCCACAGTACCGGCGCAGCTGGATGATCATGCGCCCCCACTTCTATCGTGAACACCGCGCCAGCTTCTGCCTCGAATGACGGCCATACGCGGCGGCAATATTTCCTGCGATCAGCTGCGTCCAGGGCTATGCCGGATCGCTCAATGTTGGCCACCAGGTCAGCGCCTGATTGCTGAGTTCCGCGCTCCAGCTGCCACAACCTGGCCCCTGGATTCTCTGCCGCAATGAGCTGGTCAGCCGTGCGCAGAAAGCCAGCCTCATTCCAGCGCGTGGGGTCATTGTTCCATTGAGTTGTTTTCTCGGCCCAGGTCAGCTCCAGGCTGCCAGCGTTGGGAGACACAATGCCCAGGTTCACATGCGGGGTTTCCTGCAGCAGCCGAGTCTGGCCCACCGTGCCATCAGTCAGGCTGATCACCCACGCCTCAGTCGGATATGTCTCGCCCGAGCGCGGACGGCATACCGCAACCTGCTCCTGGGCGGCATTCAAAAATATATAACTATTCTCCTGGTTGGCCCCGTTCAGGTTGTCAAAAATCTCACGGCGAACGCGCTCATCAATCAATGAAGTGGCGGTGATGCCATCGTGGATGATCAGATCGCCATCAGTCAAAACAACATGCTGGCCGCGCCACTCAATGACACAGTTGCGAGCGAGCGCGCCGAAGGTAGCGAACACCGGCCGCGTTGAAAAAATGAACTGGCCGCCAATCAATTGCAGCAGGTAGACGCTACTGGTTTTGTAAATATAAAAGCGGTCCACCAGCTCCAGGCCATCCACCAGGCCACCAGGACGAAACGCAACAGACCGCTCCACGGCCTGAGAGTCAACGCCCGGCGTCCAGCTCTGAGGCACTTGACCAGGAGGAGCTGCATCACTGACACGCAGCAGATCTGGCACACGCGTACCGCCTGCCAGGATATTCATGGCCACCAGGTACTCACGGAAAGGCCGCATCGCATCGCACAGATCACCAACCGGCCAATCGGGTAGCGGTTGCATCACGTTGAGCGGGTCACGATCCCACCAGTACGGCCCCGAGTTGCGCGCATTCACCACCGGATTCTGTTCTATGATCCCGCCAGTGTAGGGGCTGGTCAGGGCAGACACTGGCAGAAAGGCGGCCGGTGTTATGTCCGCGTTGATCGCGTCCAGGTCCGTTGCAACAACGCCGGTGACACCAGCGGCGATCCAGTAGGCATCCACGTCAGTCTGAGCAGCCAGCAGCCAGCGCGGCTCATGCAGCAGTGGATCGGGCCCGACTTGAGCATTCCCCGCCGCCTGGCGCAGCAGCTGATCCTCGGGAATGACGTTTTGCGCAGCGCTGACAACATCCAGGGGCAACATATCAGCAGGCCGATCTCGGTTGACTGTGCGCGGTTGGAATTTGACGTTAGGCATTCTGCACCCTCATCCGATTATCACGTCATAACTCTGGCCATTGACGAACACAAAATTGGCCGTGTTCCAGTTCCATTGATCGTAAATCCCGCCAATGTTGCTGTAACTGAACACGTCAGCGCTACCCAACAGCGGCCCACCGATTACTTGCAGTGTGTTGAAAAAATCCTGACCAAGCGCGGGGCCGGTGTTGTTGAGCAGCAGCGTGAAACTGGACAGGTTCGCCGTGAACAATCCCCGGATGGGTTGGCCGCGAAAACTTGTCGGAGCAATCGAGCCATATTGACCAACCAGAAAACCAGTCTCACCGCCTCCACTGCCTCCAGCGGTCAGATCATAGGACGTGCCGCCGCCTGCAATGGTGCTCTGAAAATGGATGATACTCACGACAAGCCACTACCCCAAACATCGTAACTACTGCTTGCGACTTTATAGATTGTTGCAACCCCACCCTGGGAGACAGATACCGAGGATTCTAACGTGACGCCAACCCCGGAAAACCAGCGCAGAGAAACTCCCGATCCGGGGACGATAGTATTTGCAGCATTCGCTCCGTTCTGCATCACAACAACAGCGCCAACGGGCAGAGAGTTATCGAGCGTGTATGTATATCCGCCAACGCCTGTGCTTCTAATCGTTTTGCCAACGTCGCTAGGCGTCAGCGCCCGAGACGCTCCCGTTGTGGATGCAAGCGGCATTAAGTTATAGCCTGCCGGTGTCAGGTCGCCGTCTGCATCAGCGATATACATTCCGCTGTTATTCGCACTGCGTTGAGCAAGGGTAGCCGTTTGCGTCATCTGCTGGCCGTCAGTGTATGTCCTGAACGTGTTTGCGGTTGGGTCGCATCTGGCGATTATTGCGCTGGCAACTCGCAAGTCTAGAGGCTGGCTTGCATTCAATTGCTCAATTACTAATGCGCCCGAATCTGATCCTTGAATGTATCCAGATAGAGAGCCGCTAGTATTGATAAACGAAAGCCGAGCAAAGGCCGCCCCGCTTCGCAACTGCATACCATCTGACGCGGTAGTGATCCGAGCCGATCCGCCATTAGCGTAAAGCGTTGTTTTGTCTTCGTCTGCTTCTAATGCCAGCACAGCCGCCGTGTCACCAGTGTTGCGGGTTTCCAGCCGTATAGCCGCGCCCGGCTGAAGGTTTCTGTATGAAACCAAGCCGCCATCCTGCTTTGAAATCTGCGCGAATCCGCCCGAAGCATCCTGCAGAGAAATATTCGCAGATGATTGTCCCGGCTGCGCCTGAATCAAAGCGCCGGTTCCCGCCGATGATATAGCTGGTCCGCCCGCGTAGCCCATCGACGCCGCGCCATCGGGCTCAGCGGCAATTTGCGTCTGCTGGTCATCACCCGCACCACGCACAATCAGCTGCAGGTTCTGGCTTATCTTTTCATTCTCCAGGAACAGCGCACCTGCAACATCAGTCCGCAGTGAGATATTGGTGGCATCGTTCCCCGCGTTGCGGAATCGCAACAGCTGGGGCTGATCATCCACGTCTGGAATCAGATCCAGGGCCCGAGCTGTTTGAACGGCTGCAGGATTGCCACCGACTAGCAGGCGGGTTTCCGTTGCATCGCCTGTCACGTTGGCTTTGAGCGCATTTTTTATGCCGCGCAGATGATCATCACCCTCTGACACGTTATCCGTATCGAACGGATTGGCCGGTTCCAGCGCATCAATGTTGTCGAAATTCGGTTCAATTGGCATCAGCCCATCCTCATCGCTGGCTTGCTTCCCCGCGCTCTCGCTGCGTCGCGGTTGATCGGTTTAACCTCGGCACCATAGAGCCCGTTGACAAACTGCAGGGCCTCGGCGTTTTTCTCCCAGATATGCAGCTCGATCAGCGCAGCGTATAGATACACCTGAGGCCAGCGCACACTCACTGCGTTGGCTTCCCCGTTAACGCCAAACTGGGGCCGAGTGAAATAGTAGATCGGCAGCACGTCACCGCCACCGTATGGCCTGACCTCAATTTCAGACAGCTCACTGACGCCGCCGCCACCAGCGCCCCGGATGTTGTACACACCAGGCCGCCCTGGCTGCTGCCGGTAGATGGCAATGCTGATCGTGTCCACTGACTTGAGCGCCTGGCCGTTGCCACCTGGTGGATACACTGCGCGGATCATGCCGTAGTCGGCTGGAAGCTGCGCAATGTTGCTATCCAGGGGAAAGGTGACGTCCGCCGTTGTCTCATTCTCAAAACTGCGCAAATCGCGGCCTATGCGCGACTCACTCAACGGCAGAAAATACTCCTCTATTTCAGTCTGCAGATCAGGCCGTTTCGAGTAGCTGATGATCAGCTGCACTATTTCGTCGCGGGTCACTAGAGCCCCCTGGGTTTCCTCACCCGATCTCTGACGCGGTAGGGCGCAGCCTCCGCGCTATGAAAAAACTTGCGCCATGCTTTTGTGCGCTCTGTGCCATCCGGGCTGTTCAGCTCCGGATAGATCCGGATCAGCTTGTAATAGTCCAGCTCCGGAATGCTCAGCTCCAGGCCGCCAAAGCTCGAATGCTTCAGGGCGCCAGGATCTTTCCGGGCCTCCTGGTTGAGCCGCAGAATCTGATCACGGTTCGGCTGCGTCCGTTTGGTAACAACGTGCCCCTGCTCCGTGTATGTGTCCGTTCGGATCACTCCATCAAATTCACTGCTTTTGGGCAAAGCTCTGCTCCTGGCGATAGGTGCCCTCAAGGGGCACCACGTTGAAAGGCTTGTTTGTGAGCACTGCGCGATCCGCATCTATCAGGCCCTCGGCCTCAACCGCTGGTAGATCAATCACGCTGCCCTGGCGAGCTGGCCCGAGCGACGTGAACACTTTGGCAGCTGGGCCGCCTTGCAGTCTGATTTCAACCCGCAGATGCGCGGGTTTCTTAGCTGACGGTTTTCGCGCAGTAGTCACATTTTCTCCTTAAGTAGTTACCGCAACAGTCGGATCAATATCGGCAATCACCCCGTGCGCTGCTTCATTGAGCACCTTCAGAGTGAGATCGACAGTGATCTGGCGGATCTCCGACAAGCCTGGCTTGCCCTGCATTTCTGTTTGATAGCCTCGCAGAATCCCCTGGCGCGCATAACGCGGATCAAGGATATACAGGTTCGCCACCGGGACCGGGGTAGTATCGGCCGAGTCATAGGTTGCCTGCTTGCGGTTGGCCACCAGGGTCAGCGACACGTCAAAATCCAGGATCATGACATTCACTGTGCCGAGCGCAGTTCCGGGCCCCATGCCCTGCTCATTGCGCTGCAGCGTGGCGATCCGCGCCGAGGCGGTGAACATATACTCGGACAGGCCCCGAATGACGCCAGGAACTGACATCGCAATTGTTGGGTCAGAGCCCTGCTCCCAGGCCGCCTGGGCAATGTTCCGCACCAGCGTTTCAGTCAGGCCGCGACCCTCACCAGGCGTGGGCGCAGCAACCACACCGGAAGAAAAGCCACCATCGGCACCGCCGACACCTCGGCTGGTGTTGGTTTCCAGCCACGCACCGAGCGCGCCCAAACGGCCTGCAGTGGTGTTGCCATCGTCAGCAACACTCGCCTGGTTGGAGAGAAAAATACCCTCAACATCCTGGCGCAGATCTCGCTGGCGCATCATCACCTGGTAGGCCAGCTCCTGGGCGCGTCCAATCGTGTCGGACGCATCCGCCCGGCTGGAGACTTGAACAATCTTGTCAGGGATCTGGCAATGGTTCCCGACACGCGAGCCAGTAGCGGCATCGTTGCCAGTCAGCGCTGCGCCATCCACGTTCGCATTGTCCAGATCCTGCGCGGCCATCTGATCAATCGTCCACTCAGTGTAAGAATTTTTTACCGAGTCAGAGGCAATCGCGTCCTGGAAGGGAAACGGGTAATTGTCGATTTGTTGGATCTGATCCATCACATCCTCACGGATCAGACCTCCAAACTCTACGGCCTTCAGATCGGCCGAGTCTAAGTTTGCTGTACTCACTTATTCGCTCCTGCTATCAGCGCAGCAACTGCTCCGGCTTTGTCGGAGTCACTTGTCGCTGCCTTTGCTTGGTTAATGATCTTGCTGGCATCGCTCGGCTTTTCGGCTTTCCGGCCACGGGGCGCTGCAGGTTTCGCATTGCTTCTCAGCTCGCTCATCCGCTCATTCGCCGCCGCGATCCGTTTGCTGTATACGGCCAGGTCGTGAAACGCTTTGATCAACCGGGCATCCGCGATCCGCTCGCGCTCGGCTGGCGTAAACCCGTAGCTTTCCAGGGCCCCGGCAATCTCTGCCTGGGCGGCCTTCGCTTTCTCGGGCTCGGCCCACTCGGGCCGCATCGCCAACAGCGCTCGCTGCTGCTCCTGCAGGTACTGCGTCTGTTGTCCTCGCATCAGCTCCAACGCTTCTGGCTTCAGATTGTCGGGGCCGATAACTTGCACCAGCTGCTGCAGCTCCTGGCGCGCTCGGAGAATTTCAGACTCCTGCGTTATCCGGTTAGTCTCGAATGTTTCACGCTCCTGGCGGAACGATTGCACACCATCCTTCAGCTGGCCGATTGTCATGGGTTCTCCCCCATCAGCCATGGGGACGGCAATATTGTAGAGGTCAGAGACCTCAACACTCGCCACCTGGGCGAGTGCTTCCAAGCTGTTCAGTTGCACCTTCTCAGATGCGCTGGCCTGTTGATCCGGCTCCGGATCTGACAGCAGCTGCGCCAGTAAGTCATCACTGCTTTGCTCCTCAGCGGCCGCAGCGGGGGCCTCCGGTGGTGGCGTTTGCACGTCATCCGGCTTCGCATCTTCTACGCTCTCCGCAGTTTTACCCATGAGCAGATCAGCGGCTGCGCTGATTTTTTCTGCATCGCCAGGTTGTTGCCGGTACTGTTCTTCGCTCACTCCACACTCCTTAGCGCGCCTTGCGCCTGTAGGGCCTCGGCGCGTTGTTCTTCATCAGTCACTTGCTGCTGTTGTGCAGCCAGCTCCAGCTGGCGCATCACTGCATCCAGCACCGCCCGATAGTAATCGAGCTGCGTTTTCTGTTCGCTCTCCGCGAGATCACCCTGCACTTTCATCAGCTCGGTATTGATCTGCGTATCAAGCAACCGATTCTGCAGCTGTTGTTGCTCAGCAGCTGCTGCCTGGCTCTGCGCCTGCTGCGCCTGCTGGGCCTGAACGCTCAGTTCGCTGCGCGGGTCAATGTAATAGCGGCGAGGATTGCGCAACCCGGACGCCATCGCAAAGTCGATCAGCGTGTCATAGTACGTTTGCAGGTTTGTGAGAATGCCAGCGCCCAGACCCTGGGCCATCATTTTTTCTTGCTGGCCGAGCGTCATCTGCAGAGCCATCTGTTTTTCAGCTCGCTCAGTGGCAGTGAGCCCCGCGACAATCTCCACGCGGAAGCGGGGTTGCCATCCAGCAGGTTCAGGCGTCACATATTGAGACTGAATCCCGAGCGGGTTGGCGTTCGGGAAGTCTCTCCGCAGCGTGGCGTGGAGAATCACAAACAGCTGGCGAATCATTGTCTCGCCTAACGTCCTGGTCATGAGCTGGGCCAGCTGCTCACGGCTGGAATACTGCCGTTCAATGCCGTGAGCTGTATCGCCAGCAATCTGCAGCTCAGCCGCCTGGAGATCCAGGGAAGCACCGCCGCGCTCGCTGCGCTGTTTGTCCAGATAGTCTAGATAAGCAATCGACTCTCCGACGATATTTACAAACTTCAGCTCTCTCACTGCGTCGATGTCATCAGCTCGGTTAATGCCGCCAGGCCGTCTGGCTTTCAGATCCTCCTCATTCACGAGGCCATCCTGAATCACCAGCTCTGCGTTATTCGCTAGAGCCATGTTGTTTTCGAGCTGCTGGAGCGCCACGGTTTTCTGCCGCTCCAGCTCCTGGAGCTTGTCGAATAGGCTCATCCCTTGCCAGCGATTCGGAACAACAAAACCCGTGCCGGTAGCGAACGGCACCAGCTCTGCCAGCTCATTCTCCAGGACAGTAACTGAGCTGGTCCCGCCGCCGGTAAGAACACGCCGCCGCTCCGCAACTCCGTCCTGGTCATAATCCACCAGCATCCATAGCTCATAGCACTCGATTCGATCCATCGAGCGATCCCCAGCAATATCAATCACCGGGCTAGTGCCGTCGCGGTTGCGCGCCTGGGGCGCAATCTGCGTGTCAACATTGGTGCTGGGCAGCTGCTCAACCACGCGCTTAGGAATGCCGCGCTCTATCAGCTCGGAGCGCGTGAACATAAAACGCTCGCCCACGGTTGGCGCGTCCTGCACATCCGGATCAGTCCACTCCTGAGTGAGTACGAACATTGTCGGGTCAACGGATCGGATGCGCAGCTCGCGGACCTCAGTGGTGCGCTTGATCGTCGCGTTGATCGTGTCCGGATCGTCACCGTCCTGGACGTTGAGAATTTCAACCTCCTGATTCTCTGCAGTCGGTTGGCTGACCTGGGCCATTGCCAGCGCGTCAGCGTTCTGCACCCGCGTCCTGCTGACATCAACCCGCCGCTCGGTTTCCACTCGAAGGATGCCATTGCGCAGCAGCAGCGCATTACGCAGCGCGCCCTGAATCGTCACGTATCCTTGATTCACATCCTGCAGATACATATTGCAAACGTGAGTTTCTACCTTTGCCTGCTCAACGTCCGCCGCCGTGTTGGGCGGGTAGGATGCGACCATCGACACGTCAAACGCTGGCATCATCTGCGCAACAACGGCCTCCACCATATCAGCCGTGCTGGTGTCTTTTGCGTTGCTCAGCCCATCCTCATAGAGCGCCATCTGATTGCGATCAAAATAGGAATCGAGCGCAGCCTTTTGATTGCTCTGGCGTTCTGTGTCGCTTGAGAAATCAGAGCTTTGCAGATGCCGCTGGATGATTGAGCGAAATTCGTGGTCACTAAGCGGCACGGCGTTTACCTCGCGTGTTGTAGTCGATTGGTTTTGACCAGTCGCTGCGCTTGTCATTGTGGCCGCCGAAAAAATGCACTATCGGCATGGACAGCTCATAGGCCACATCCTCAACGGCTTTCTCGGTAAACGTGCCCAGCTCCTCATCATAAGCCGCGTGAACCGTTCGCATACCTTCGATCAGATCCGCCGCCATGCTCTCAGAGAATACGCAGCGGCCGAGCTTGCTTTTCACTCGGGCGGCTGCGTCGCTCATCTGTTGATTCTCAACCAGTAGGAAACGAATGCCGTTATCCCTGGCGATCTGTACGCGAGCGTCATTGGCTTTCAGTTTGGGGCCGCCTGCGTAGTGGCGGCCGTAGTGGTATTGCTTCTGGCTGGTGACATATTTGCAAACGTCCTCAACCTTCGCGTTTTCGAAACGCTGAGCCTTAAAAAAGACGTGGCGGCCCCGCCCATCGGCGGTGATCCATACTACTGTGAGGGAGCTAGGACCAAAGTGCCAGGAAGTGAACACCTCGCCGCCAACGTACTCAAACGGAACTATGCGGCGAGATTCTGCCGCCTCGGCCATTTCATCCTCGAAGAATGAACCAGCCGCACCCGCATCAAAAGAGCAAAGCATCTCGCGCTCATAGGCCCGATCACCGATCTCGGCTTTGAGCAATGCCAGCTCCTGGTCATCAATGATCCCGCTCTGATCGGCAGGCACAAAGTGACTAGACCATTCCGGGAAATCCGGATTGTTCCCCAGCTCGAAAAACTTATAAAACTGGTTCAGACGGCCGTTCGGTGTGCCAATGAATAGCCCCTGATTCGGAGCGTGGCCGCGCTCAATGCACCACTCCTGAAACTCATCACGGCGATCTGAAAGCATCGGCCGGAACACGTCAGTCCAGGCTGATGGCGCAATGTGCGGAGTTTCATCAAACAGCACCCGATCAGCCAGCTTGCCTCGATGCTTCTGGACGTTGTACTCAGTACCCACCAGCTGCACCACTGCGCCATGATCCCATTCGAGAGTCAGACGGCTGCGATTGATTTTCGGATACCCCGTGGCCATGAGCTGGAAATACTCCAGCGCAATATCCCGAGCCTGGCCAGCGTAGGGGCAAACATAGTAGCCCCGATACCCTGGCTCATAGGGAAAGGAGTCATCCTCGGCAGGCTCAAGCAGCCAGTTCACTGCGTAGACAGTTTTGCCAGCGCGCCGATGCACCACGGCGCAAACAAAGCGCGCCGGGTCGCTCTCTAAATCCTTTTGAAAATCACGCGGTTCCCATCGCATGGGAGCGGATCATATCACTGTTGACATTTACGAAAAACATATATCTCAACGGCAAAAAGTGTGTGACATAATCAAAAGTGTATGACATAATGGCGCAGCCATTAACGGCACAACAACAGGAAGAAAACAGATGAGCAAATCAATCCAAGTAAACAAGCTGTTTGATCAGCACGTTCGCAACAGCTGCGACGCCGCACGTCGCGGATACCAGGCTTACACTGACTACATCGACGCGCACGGCCTCGGAGCTGCCAAGCATACCGAGCTTTTCCGCGTATGGCAGAAAGCAGATGCGGCCTACCTCACCGCCCTGGGCTATGCCCTCAAACTGGGGCTCTCAAAATGAGTACCCATATCAACATCCACAACGTGGACAACGCTGAAATTTCATTCGCAACCAGCGTGGGCGCGACTCTCCGCGTCCACCAGGCGGACGGAATGCACACCGATATTGATCTGTATCCAGCCGACACCCACGGCTTTACAGATCGCCTGCCAGCTGCCGCGATCATCGCCATGCTGAAGGCATCAATTGAAGAATGGGAACAGGAGCAAGAAAGTGAGTAAGCAACCACAACGGGGGCCATACGCCCCCGGCAAGCGGGAGAATTTCCCGATCCGGAAAACCGTCACACTGACTGAGGAGCAGGCCGTTAAGCTGGCCAGGCTCGCAAACCAACACCGGACCACGGCCAGCGCCGTGATCCGCCAGCTGCTGGAGAATGCGTAATGGATATATTAGGGCATCTTTCGCTATGGGCCCTGGCCTGCTTTGTGCTGGTGTTCGTAAGCGAGACTTTCCGCAAATTCCTGGTGATCGCGTTTGGCGTGATCGGAGTGCTTTATCTGCTGGAGGGCCTAAGCCGAATCGGAGGCGCGCCATGATTGAACACGTTAAATATGCGTCATTGAGCGCACAGCAAAAGGCCGACAAGCGCCGAGAATATGCGGTCCACCAGGAGGGCCGTTGCTTATGCGGAAACCCGCTGATCGGCCCAGCTCGCCAGGACATTCTGGATTTCCTGGGCAACGCCCCTGACGGCTACCTTGACCGCTGTTTCCCTGGCGGCTGGAAAGCCTTTATTGCCAACCCGATCCACCTGGATCACGACCACGCAACCGGGCTCACTCGGGCCGTGCTTCATGCCGAATGTAACGCCTATGAGTGGCTGCTGGAGCAGTGGGAAAAGGAGGACGCCAATGCCAACTCATAGAGATCTGGACAAACCGAAAAGCCTCAGCGCGGCCTGGGATCGCCGCCGTAGGGAGCGCCGGAAGTTGGTGCGACGCAAAAATGGGCCACCAATCCAGGATCGCCTGGTAGTCGCAGGGTTATCTATCCTGTTGATTATCCTGGTCTTATTTGGATCAGTGATAGCCGATAAGCTAAGCTGAAACGCTAAGGAGTGAGAGAGAAAAGGGGCCATTTCGGCCCCTTATTTTTTGCACTGCAGAAAATTTTAGGGGGGGGGCTGGGGCAATCTGACAAGCTAGGTGGTGAGTGTTTGGCCTGTAAGTCACTGATAAGCCTGGGGTTTTCGGTTTCCTGAAATGGCCAGGAAACCGCCAGGAAACCGCCAGGAAACCGCCAGGAAACCGCCAGGAAACCGGCCAGGAAACCGCTATAGCACCCACTGAGCAAGGATCGTTTCATTGTTGTCGCCCGTTTCACACATCCACAACCCACACTCAGGCCCCTTTTTGATCAGTGCATCAACCCGATCACGGCCCATCGAAAACTCCTGCTTGAGCAGTTCCACGGCCGTTCGCCGCCGCAGAAAGGGCGGATCACACTGTTTGATCACTTCCTGGAGGTAATGAGCAGCTGCGCGCTCATCATCTTTGAGCAGATCGAAGTCGGTAACGTCACGGGTTTTGCGATCCAGCCGCCACTGACGATGAATCCCAGGAGCCCTGGCCTTGCCGCCCTCCTCCGCCTTAACGCGGGTAGTGATCGCCATGATGTCCTCACTGCACTCATCCGCGAGATAATCCAGATAGATCAGGTTGTCACAAACGCTGAATAGATCCCCAGCCCCCTCATACACCCACCTATCATCACTGCCTTTGTGTTTGTTGGTGTGGGCCACCAGTACAAAAGACATGCCATAGAGCGATTTGATGCGCTTGAGCAGCGTGAGCGCGCCTTTCAGCTCGGGCTTGTTGTTCACGTCCACCACCTGGCTGAGTGTGTCGATCACTACGCAAACACCGCCGAGCTTGCCGCGATAGTCCTCGACAAAATCACTCTCCATCTGTTTCAGCTCTCGCCAGAAAGTGGCAACGTCATAGTGCGGTTTATAGGCGGGGCATATGTAATTGAAGTTTGGATAAGAATCGTAAAGGTGGTGGAACTTGTGAACATCCATATCACTTGCATCCCAGTGCATATATGTGACATCGGCGGCCCAGCTGGTGCGCGATAGCGCGTGGACTAGAATGGATGTTTTGCCCACACCGCCAGGAGCAACAACCGCAGTGATATGGCCGCCAGGTATAAAGCTCTCCACAATCCATCGCTGTTTTTTGGGGATCTTGGCCAGCTCATCAGGCGTGAACCTTAACCGCAGTGAGTGCATCCAGTAATCGGCCGGTGTGATTGGCCCCAATATTTCGGAGTTGAACTTATCCTTTAGTGTCATGTATTGTGCCTATGCGTTTGGTTGATGTCGGGTTAGCTACCCACCGGCTCTACTCTAGGGCTGACGGAAATTGATCGCAAACAACGCTTCCCTTTCCTGGTGTTGTCCGCCCCCCCGCAAGGGGGGGCATCCCAGGAAGCCAAAAAGGCCAGGATTTGACGCCCAAAACCCCAAAAATCCGAAAATGCCAAAAACGCCTCTCAGCGGCTTTCTCAGCGCCCGAGTGCAATGGCATGGGTTGCGAAAACGCCCCTCAGAGAGCCACTCAGGGCGGCTGCTGGGCAATTTCGCAATATTTATTTTCGTCAATTTTGGGGCCTTTTCGTCATTTTTCCCGGACATTCGTTTTTATCAATAAAAACACTGGGTTTTTGTACGGCCTGATAACACGCCTACAAACGCAGAAAAGGGGCATAATTTGACAGGCTCGGATAATTATGCTTCGTATTCGGGGCCGTATGTTGACTGGACGATCCCCACCAGGCCGCCGAAGCGCCACAACGTGACAAACCAATGCACGGGGTGCGGCAAAGGGATCATGACCGAAGTTGAAAGGGGCGACGCGGAGCAGCCATATACCAGTGAATGGTTGAGGATGCTTAGGCGTTGCAGTGAATGCTCGCGTGAGCGGGTTTGTTATATGAGGAAAAACATTGATGGATAAACTACCGAAGCAACCGCAGGAGCCGCTAACGGAAGTGCCAACGCTTTCAGATGTTGAGGGCTCTGAGGAGTTCGGGCACCTGGTCTGCAATCTGATTGATGCCTGCAATTTCAAGGGTGCCGATCTGGAAGCCGTCAACATGATGCGAACGATGGCCCACAATCTGGCAGTGGGTAATTTCCGAGTGGTGATTGATGAGCCAATCAGAGCGCAGTGAGGGCGAGCTGCCAGCCTGGTACGTTTACGCGGATCGGCTGACAGCAACCGGGCGGCCGTTCTATGTTGGGATCGGGATCGGCCGTGATCGGTTCAACTACGACAACCGGCCGCCCGAGTGGCACCAGTTCGTCAGAGCGAAGGGCGCGAAAGCGCTCACCGCCCTGGAGCAAACCAGGCTGACCAGGAGGCAAGCCAACCGACACAAGCAGCGACTGATAGATAAATGGAAACCGCAGGTAAAAGGAGGTAGTTGCAAAGGGGAGTAATCACAGGTAGTTTGTGTTGGCAAGCTGATTCGCCCGGAAAGTTACTGACACTTCTATCTT